CGGGTATGGTCATCTTAGAAATGGAGCCTGCGACAATTATACTGCCATTCCTCCGTGTTTTTTCCCAGTTTCTTCAGGTATGAATTGTATGTTTGCTTGTCAAACTACAAGAAGACATATGAAACCTTGGAAAAAACATAGTAAGCCGAATAAAAACTTGACATAAAAAAAGACTCTCAATCTTTCGAAAGAGAGCCTTGATTACTAAAGCTATTAGACTTTAGTATCTACTGCAAGAAGAAATTTATCAATCGCATCTTTGTCTTGATTATGTTCTTTAAAAGCTTTAGTAATCTTTTTAAGAATCGGTTTAGGTAAAGATTTAGAATTATCTTTGAAATGATTCTGGCAAGAATCTGAATCAAATTTCTTCTCATCAAATAAAATCCTTGCGATGCGTTGAAGAATTCTATATTCAAAAGATTTGATAAGTTTTGATTCAGATATAGATTCCCTTGGGTCTGAACTAAAAACATCTTTAATAAAAGAATCTTTCACTATACAAGCGACAGCAAATGCTTGTTTTTTAGTGCAAGGTTTTCCTGACATTTTTGACGCGTCAAACCCAGTGGAACTGGTAGAATTGCCTGTCGCAGGTGCAGTGTTTACGAAATCAGCTAAAGAAACTGACGATGAACTTGAAGGTGTTGCATTTGAATTTCCCATAATTTTTCCTTTGAATGTTATGGTTATTTAGAATCTCCAACTATTTGTTGGAGGCTTTTGTAATCAGATGCTTCTGAACATCTGTATCCTACAACCCGAAACCCTTTACGCTTTTTGTGTAGAATAAAGCATTTTATAAGGTGTCGAATTTTAGAAACTGTTGTGGTGAATTCGATGGTTTGGTTGTCCGAAAAACTGATTTGAATATGCATATTTATCTCCGTGTTTAAAAGAGCAAGCATATTACAAAATCTTCTGAAGTGTCAATGGTTTAGCTTTGCTAATATATTTTTATTAACTTATTAAATCTAATAAATATATTACCATTGACACATAAGAAGTTTTGTAATACTTGTCAACTAGCTCTAACACGGACGATGAATGCATTCAAATCTATTAGCTTTTCGTGATAAGCAAGACATTGGATTCAGCCGTACAGTTTCTTAACTTCGAGAGATTATGAAATGCTATTATTCCACCAAAAAGCGTAAAGGGATTGAGAGTTAGTGGGATGCGGATGTTGTAGAAGCATAGATTAGAAATGGCTTCTACTAATCGTAGAGTTCTAGATGAACACAACACTCAAAGGAAAATACAACATGGGAAATTGGACAGCTTCAAGCTCATCTAAGGTCTGTGCTGATTTCTCTTAAACTCAAGACAAGGCAAGGCAATTCTAATATTTGACAGGCGCTAAAATTCAGGTAAAACCTCAGCTAAAATTTATTTGCTTAGCTTGTTGTATGAAAGATTCCCTCACACTAAAGACTTCTAAAGTATTATGAAAGGGAATCTATTATGAAACTAATGTGTATTGATAAGTTTACAAAGTTTAAGAAATAATAAGTGTATAACAATCTATTAAGTTGTAGAATAGTAAGTACACATTAGTTGAAGGCTCTCTGTACTATTAATTGAGGGAATTAGAATTGGTTGTATTTTTATTCGGCTTACTATTAGAGGAGGGAGGGCAGAAGACCATACCCGTACCACTAGATATCTATGTACTGCTTATACATTTTTAGAAGTTTTAGTAGTTAACCAGATCTAACTGGTATATCTGCGCCTATTAAAGACTCCATAGTCTACCTATGTGACCTGACCGGCACATAAGTTATTATATAGTTGAGATTTAGTTTTGTCAAGAGGTATCGAAAATAAATTTGACAAACTTTATAAACGACTATATACTTTAGTGATACATTTCATAAAGGTAACAACATGGCAGCTCTACCAAGTAATCAAAACACACAAGTAAGAACCCTTACAGATAAGCAAGAGTCTTTCCTAGAACATTTAATAGATACTAAAGGTGATGCAAAGCAAGCTGCGGAACTAGCAGGCTACTCTGGACACTATTCACAGATAGTTAAGTCTTTAAAAACAGAGATACTAGAAGTAACACAAGAAATTCTAGCAAACTCTGCGCCTAGAGCAGCATTTAAAGTGGTAGAGATAATGGAATCTAACAGACCTGTAGTGCAAGCCAGCAATAAACTAGCTGCTGCTACCACTTTACTTGATAGAGTAGGAGTTTCTAAAGTAGATAAGCTAGATGTAACTCATAAAGCTGCAGGAGGCATATTCCTTATGCCCGACAAAAAACCAATGGAAGCAGAATATACAGAAATAATCACAGGAGAAGAGTAATATGGATGCATTAATAGTGATATTGTTTGTAGCTGTCGTAGCTGCAATAGTAATAAAAAGAAAGAAGCCTGAACTATGGTCTACTATAATGGATAAAGTTAAAGTATGGAAATAAGTTTAGTACCAGACGGTTATATAAAAAGAAAAACTTCTACAATTCCTTTTGGCTATACACTAGACAATACTATACAAGGATACTTAAAACCAAACCACGAAGAAATAGATATATTAAAAGAAATATCAGAGTCTATTTACGCAAGTGAGATAAGTTTAGGTGTAGGTGTAGATTGGTTAGAGTACAAAACAGGCAGAAAAATGAGTAGAGCAGGCTTAAAAAAGCACGTAGATAAAGTTTATGGTAGAAAAAAATAAAAAATACTTGACAGATTCTCAAGGTAACTATATACTTAAGAAAGATGGTTCACCTAGATTAAAAGCAGGTAGACCTAAAAGTTCTGAATTGTCAGTAGATAAAGCAGCTTTACAAGCTAAAAAGAAACTTAAAAGAAAAGCTGCTAAAGCTAAAAAACTAACAAGGTCTTTAGCTAAAGTTAAAAGAGAACTTAAGAAAGAAGAAAAAGTTTTAACATCTAATGTTATTACAGAGGAAGAAAGTAAAACTCTTCCTGATGCTATACAAGAACATTTAGATAGTACAGGTTCATACGTTGCGTTTATGCCTAACGATGGACCGCAAACAGATTTTTTAGCTGCACCAGAAAAGGATGTCTTATACGGTGGAGCTGCAGGTGGTGGTAAGAGTTTTGCAATGTTAATAGATCCATTGCGCTCTTGCCATAACTCTGTACACAGAGCATTGATACTTAGAAGGTCAATGCCTGAGTTAAGAGAATTGATTGATAAGTCAAGAGAGCTTTATCCGAAAGCATTTCCGGGAGCTAAGTTTCGAGAAGTAGAAAAACTTTGGAACTTTCCAAGCGGAGCAAAGATAGAGTTTGGCTTCTTAGAAAAAGATGCAGACGTATATCGTTATCAAGGACAAGCATATTCTTGGATAGGCTTTGACGAGATAACCCACCTTCCAACAGAGTTTGGTTGGAACTACTTAGCATCTCGTTTAAGAACTACTGATCCTGACTTACAAACTTATTTAAGATGTACGGCAAATCCGGGAGGCATTGGCGCACATTGGGTAAAGAAAAGATATGTAGAAGCTTTTGAGTATAACAAATCTTTTGTAGGTAAAGATGGTTTAACTAGGAAATTTATTCCTGCTAGACTTCAAGATAATCCTTACTTGTCAGAAGACGGTGAATACGAAAGAATGCTTTCTTCTTTACCTGCTGTTCAACGTAAACAATTACTAGAAGGTAATTGGGATATTGCGGAAGGAGCAGCGTTTGCAGAGTTTGAAACAGAGAACCATGTTGTAACACCTTTTGATATCCCATCTTGGTGGGAAAGATTTAAAGGAGTTGATTATGGTTACGCTGCAGAAAGTTGTTGTTTGTGGGCTGCTGTTGATCCTGAAGACAAGACCATTATTATATATAGAGAATTATACCAGAAAGGTCTGACAGGTTTAGCATTGGCTTCCAAAATAACAGAGATGGAACATTACGAAATACGCTCTATATATGGAGTATTAGATACGGCAGCTTGGGCTAGGACAGGTTATTCAGGTCCTACTATTGGTGAAATCCTTACTCAAAAAGGACACAAACTAAGAAGAGCTGATAAAAATAGACTAGCAGGAAAAGTACAGATACACGAATATCTTAGAAAAAATGTAAGCACAGGTAGACCTAAATTACAAATATTTAACTCTTGTCAAAATTTAATTAGAGAACTACAAAGCTTACCTTTATCTAAAACTAATTCTGAAGATGTTGACACAAGAGCTTCGGATCATGCTTATGATGCGTTGCGTTACATGTTAATGAGCAGACCTAGATTAGATCATCCTTATGATAGGATGCTAAAGATAAAAACGGATATCTATCAACCTGCTGACTCAACATTTGGATATTAGTACATGGCAGAAAATGAAAATACTTTCTTGTCAGCCGACAACATCTATGAAGATGTCGAAGGTGAAGCAGGTAAGACTTTAAAATTAGAAGTAGACCAACGTACTAATTTAGTTGGTCTTGTAGAAGATCGTTTTCTTGCTGCAGAAGACGCACGTAGTGTTGACGAACAGCGTTGGCTAACAGCCTATGAAAACTATCGTGGTCTTTATAAAAAGAATGTTAAGTTCAGAGAGTCTGAAAAATCTAGAGTCTTTGTAAAAGTTACAAAAACAAAAGTACTAGCAGCCTTTGGTCAGTTAGTTGATGTTATCTTTGGAACTGGTAAGTTTCCTATTGGCATATCAGAAACTAAGATGCCTGAAGGTGAAAAAGCTAACGCTTACTTAGATACTCAAAATCCATCACCAAGCATAGAAATACCTGATAACTTAGGTAATCGAATGGAAGACAAACCTCAAGGAGAAAATCCTTATGACGTAGGTTATGTAGGTGACGGTAAAGTTCTTAGAGCAGGCGCTACTTATGGTAGTGGAATGTTTGAAGATAGTATAGAAGACCAAGCTGAAGACAAAGGATTTTTGGTAGAAGGACAAGCTCCTATGCCTCAAATGCCTGAAATTTCTCCCGCACAACGAGCTGCTAGACGCATGGAAAAATTAGTCCATGATCAAATAGAAGAGTCTAATGGTTCTTCAGAAATACGAAATGCTTTACTTGAAGCTGCCTTACTAGGTACAGGAATTGTTAAAGGTCCTTTTAATTTCAATAAGAAATTACATAAGTGGGATACAGACGAAGAAGGTAACCGAGCTTACAATCCTTTAGAAGTTAAAGTACCACGCATAGAATTTGTAAGCTGTTGGGATTTCTATCCTGATCCTGCAGCTACTAACATAGACGAATGTGAATTTGTTATTCACCGTCATAAAATGAATCGTAGTCAACTAAGACAATTACGCAACATGCCTTACTTTGACAAAGACGCTATCCGTGAATGTTTACAGATGGGTCCTAACTACGAAGAAAAACATTTTGAAAATGAATTAAAAGACAACAACACTACAGAAGAAGAGCATAGCTCTAACTATGAAGTTCTCGAATATTGGGGAATCATGGATGCTGAGTACGCTAGAGAAGTAGGCATAGATATTGGTGAAGAAGTAGATGATCTAGATGAAGTACAGATCAATGCTTGGGTTACAGGCGGTAAACTATTAAGAGCAGTTATTAATCCGTTCACACCTTATCGTATTCCTTATAATGCTTTCCCTTACGAAAGAAATCCTTATAACTTCTTTGGTATTGGTGTTGCTGAGAACATGAATGATTCTCAACAGATTATGAACGGACATGCTAGAATGGCTATAGATAACTTAGCTCTAGCAGGTTCTATTGTTTTTGATGTAGATGAGTCTGCTTTAGTTGGTGGACAATCAATGGAAATATATCCCGGAAAGATATTCCGTAGACAGTCTGGAATGCCCGGACAGTCTATATATGGCTTAAAGTTTCCTAATACAGCTCAAGAAAACATGATGATGTTCGATAAGTTTAGACAGCTTGCAGACGAACAAACTGGAATACCTAGTTACAGTCACGGACAAACAGGTGTTCAGAGTATGACAAGAACAGCTTCAGGCATGTCAATGCTATTAGGTGCTTCTAGTTTAAATATTAAAACAGTTGTCAAAAACCTTGATGATTTTTTATTAAGACCTCTAGGTGAATCGTACTTTCAATGGAACATGCAATTCTTAGAAGATTCTATAGATGTTAAAGGTGATTTAGAAGTTAAAGCTACTGGAACAAATAGCTTGATGCAAAAAGAAGTTCGTAGTCAAAGACTGACAATGTTCTTACAAACTGCACAGAGTCCTGCTATTGCACCATTCGTTAAGATTTCTAAACTTGTAAGTGAACTAGCCTATAGCTTAGATTTAGATCCTGATGAAATACTCAACGATCCTGAAGAAGCAGCTATCATGGCACAGATAATAGGAATGCAAAATGCTGGACAAGAACCGAGCGCAGAAGCTCAACCCGTTGGTCAACAGCCCACGATGGCAGGCGCTGGCGGAGTACCTCAAGCACCTCAAGACATTGGAGTTACAGGTACTGGCGGTGGCAACATCGGAACAGGAAATATTCCGCAGTCAGGGGAAGATCAATTCTCTGGCACGCTTAGAGAACCTACCTAGCGTAGTTAAACAAACACTTAAAGAGAATTAGTATGGTAAAAAGAAAACAAAAAGCTATCGGTGGTAAACTAGCAAAAGCTGCTAAAAAAGCTATGTCTAAAAAATCTCTTTTAACCGCTTCTGGTTTAACAAAGAAAGACAATATTAAATTAGATAAATTAAAAAAACAATTTGTAAAAACCGAAGACGAATTAAATATTTTAGAACGAGAATCTGTTGATAATAGTCAAGTAGATAAAGAAATATTTTTAGACGAACGTCTGCGAGAATTACAAGCTGATATAATTATGTTAGAACAAGGCGTGTCTAGAGAAGAAGCAGAATATATAGTAGCGGAAATGGCTTATGATAAAAATCAAATGCTGCGAGCAATGAACGAACCAAGCCGCTATGAACTAGCACAAATGCGAAAAGATGCTTTACCAGAAAATGATGGTTTTTTTGTTGAAGATGGTCCAGATCCATCTGGTAGTGAAGGTTTTAGAGCAGATCAAAGAAAGTATGTAGAAAATAAAGCTACTACTGCTGGTGTAGATGCACAAGAACGCTTAGCAGAAAAAAGTTATTATGACAGAATAGAAAAAGCGCCTACCGTTGAAGGATACTATGATGCAAATGGTGAGTTTGTAGTAGAGGACGACATACCTTTTTCAAAAGGCGGTAGAGTTATGTATGCCAAAGGCGGTAAAGGTATTGAAGCATTAAGAAAAGAAGCTCCAGAAGTTGTAGCTCGAATGGGCTATGAAGAAGGTGGAGATGTAGATGCTCAAATGTCTATGATGATGCCTCCAGAACAAGAACAAGGCATGATGCCTGACGAAGATATGGAAGATGGCTATGTAGATTTCATAGTCTCACAATCTTTAAGTCCAGAAGAAGAAACACAATTAATGAATAAATTAGAAGCTGATCCAGAACTAAGTGTTATGTTTGACAAAGTTCTAGATAAAGCAACAGAATTCGCAGGTTCAGGACCAGTCGAAGGTCCGGGATCTGGAGTCTCCGATTCGATACCCGCAAGGTTGTCGGATGGTGAGTTTGTACTTACAGCAGCAGCTACAAAGCAAATAGGCGCAGATAGATTACAACGTATGATGGAAGATGCCGAAATGCAAGCTGGAGCTGGAAGACAACAAAAGCAAGAAGGTGGTGAAGTAGAAGAAACCAAAGTTGATAGATTTGGAAAGCCTGTTGATAAAGACATAGCTGAAGATGAAATTAAAAAAGGAATGATGTCCACTAACCCACGCTTGCGATAACGATAAAGCCACCTTAGATTTTCTAAGCCCTCTATCATAATATAAACCGAAAGGCTACCTTTACAAAAAACAAACCCTGCATTGTCGAAATTTGCAGCTACTTTGTTTAGAAAGCCCTGAGTAGGAGTAAGAAATGGCAACACAAGCTAAAAAAGCAAACCCGTATAACGCTAATAAAGAATGGCACAACCAGAAAGATAAACCGTTCGTATCTGCTGATGGTGCTTTTTTTGAACAACCTCAATCACAAGTTGAAGATTCAGAAGAACCCAAGCAAAGTAAAAAGGAAACTAAAAATAAACCTGATTACAAAAAAAGATACGATGATTTAAAAACACATTACGATTCTAAATTGAATGAGTTTAAATCTAGAGAAGAAGAATTACTAGCCGAGGCTGCTGAAAACAGACCTCAATATGTAGCTCCAAAGTCTCCAGAAGAACTAGAAAAGTTTAGAGAACAATATCCAGATGTTTACGAAGTAGTTGAAACTGTAGCACACATGCAAAGTTCTGAAAAAACTAAAACTTTAGAAGAACGATTATCACGGTTACAAGAACGTGAAACAGAATTAGTTGCTAAAGAAGCACATAGTAAATTGATACAGAACCATCCTGATTTTGAAGATATCAGAAACAGTGATGACTTCCATAGTTGGGCTAAGTCTCAGCCGGAATCAATTCAAGATTGGATATATAAAAATGCTAATGATGGTGATCTAGCTAGTCGTGCATTAGATTTATACAAACGAGATATGGGTATAACTAATAAAGCTCGTAAGCCTAAAACTCAAAGGTCTAATACCTCTGCTGCTGATATGGTTTCAACTAAAACAACAACAGTTGAACCACAACAGGAGAAAATTTGGACCGAAAGGGAAATAGCTGCAATGTCTATTGATGAGTTTGATCGGTTTGAAGATGAAATCGGAAAAGCAATTCATGAAGGCAGAGTATCTAAATAACAATTAACTTTTAATTTTGATAAAATAATGGAGAAGTAAAATGGCTTATAACCAATCAGATCAGTTCTTTGAACCAAGTACTGATACTAACGCTAACTTTGCGAACTCCGTCAGTGGTCAAACTAATTCGTTTTTTCTTCCCGCAGTCTACTCTAAAAAGGTTCTTAACTTCTTTAGAAAGGCTTCGGTTGTAGAAGCGATCACCAACACAGATTATGCTGGTGAGATTGCCGCTTTCGGAGATTCCGTAAAGATAATAAAAGAACCTGAAATCACTGTGTACCAGTACGAACGTGGTGCAGACGTTACAGCAACTAAATTAACAGATCAAGAGTTGACTCTTGTAGTTGATACAGCTAACGCATTTAAATTCATCGTTGATGATATTGAAACTTCAATGTCTCATGTGAACTTTAAAGAAGTAGCTAGTTCATCTGCAGCATACGCTCTACGAGATGCTTATGATGAAGGTGTAATTGCTACTATGTTCGCAGGTGTTTCTGCTTCAAGTCCTAACCATATCCTTGGTTCTGACAACGCTACTGATTTAGCGGCAGGCACATTTGATGGAACTGGTAATCTTGACATAGGTTTTGGATCATCTGAACACGATCCTATTGATGTACTCTCGCACATGGCTCGTCTTCTTGATGAGCAGAACATTCCTGAAGAAGGTCGTTGGTTCTTAGCCTCGCCTGACTTCTACGAAGTTCTTGCAAGTTCAGCATCTAAACTTTTGTCTGTTGATTACAACGCAGGTCAAGGTTCTATTAGAAATGGTCTAGTCTCAAGTGGGAAACTACGTGGATTTGATATGTACAAATCAAACAATATTGCTGCTGCATCTAATGCTGCTGGTAAATGTTTGGCTGGTCACATGTCTTCTACAGCTACTGCTCAGACTATAACAAGTACTGAAGTAATCAGAGATCCTGATAGCTTTGGAGACATCGTACGAGGACTCCATGTTTATGGTGGAAAAGTACTACGTCCTGAAGCCTTAGTTTCTGCTTTCTACGGTATTGACTAAACTGATTTGGGAGGTGTAAAAGCCTCCCTTTTCTTTTTTTAGAGTAAGATTTTAAAAATAAATAACCAGAGGTAAATATTATGGCAGCCGTAAATATTAGAGACACTGGTCGCAACTCAGCAAGGACAGGCGATGTTCGTGATCTTGCAGATCGAGTTGAAACGACCAATCCCGGACAACAAGTAACAGAAGCAGACGTAACAGTAACTACAGGTACTATTGCTGTAACAGACGATACAAATACAGATGTAAGTTTTGTACAACCAGCAGGTACTATTATTCGTAATTTAATTGCTATTCCAGCAGGCAATATTGTAACTGGCGGATCAAGTGGTAACGATGTTGATTTTAGTTTAGGAA